GTAGCTAATGATCTGCGCCCTTATCTGCTCCATCAGCGTGCCCAGCGATTCGCGGTCGGCAGCTGCTGCCAATATGCCTATCTGCACCTGGTCGTTCTCGCCCTCGTAGGAGTTGTCCTTGGTGAATACCTCGTTTTGCAGTCCGTCGAAGGTGATGATGATGTAGGGCAGCGGCACGTTTTCCTCCTCGTCGGGTGTAGGGATGGCCGTATTGTAGATGCGGTCGTCCACTGCCTCGCCGATGGTGGTGCTGGCCTTCAGTGCCTCGTAGAATATCTTGTCGGTAATCAAACTCATCGCTATCAAGTGAGCGGGTTAGTTATTATTGTAATCGAAAGTATCTCTCTCGCGGTTTCAAACAAGGACCGGCGGCGATTCATGCCTGTTGCTGCTGCATCGGCGACCGCCGCCGGAGAAACCATGAAAGAAGTCGAGGAGAGTGTTTAGAGTTCAGAGCTTGATGCGGGCTCCACCAGCTTGATGAGCTTGAAGGCCTGTGGTGTGCCGTCAGCCCCATTAACTTTTCCTGACAATTCAGTAAGGCTATAATCTGTATCCATACCTATTACAACCGTACCTCTGTCAAAGTTAGCGGAACTTGTTCCATCGATATTAAATCTCAGCTCACCATGCTGCTGCTCTGCCAGGTAACCGAAGTGACCGATGGCAATGTAGCGGTAGGTCTGATCCTTAGAGGCAACACCATCGCTGGCGATTGCATAGTCCACGTAAGGAGATACCTTGTAGCGGTAGCCAACGCAGCGGCCACCCTCAACAACGGTACGGCTCGAGTCGGTGGTACCAGGAATCAGCTTGGTGAATGCCAGGTCGGTCTCGGTGGTCTTGTCCATGATGATCTCAGGATCACCCTCGAAACCGAGGTCGTACATCTCGGCAATCTCCTTGGCGAGGTTCTTACCAATGTTCTGGTCGAGAGTCAGCTCCACTGGTGTAACCTTTGCGAAAGGTGACTGCAGCTTGGTGTACTGACCGTGAGCATACACGTGGAGTGCACGGAACATGGCCCAACCCTTAGAGAACTTGAAGGTGATGAAGGCGATGATGTCGAATGCAGCGTTGTCGATAGCGCGGAACGATACGGCAACAGATGCGGCAACACGCTGTGGGTTAGCCTTGATGTGAGCGAAGTCGAGTGCCTGCTCGCCTACCTTTGTCACCTCACCTTCTACGGTGAACTTCACGTCGTTGATGCTGTAGGGCACTACCTGGGTACCGGTCACGCCAGTGGCCATCTTCAGGTCGTCGGGCAGCTCAATGCCTGGCACCTTGGTGTCGATAATTGGCAGAATCTCTACGGGGATCAAGCCACCAGCCTCGAGGTTGGCGTCTGTGTTGCCAGCTGTGGTGTCCTTGAAGGCCAGTACAGTGGTGCTCTCGGCACGCTTCTCCATACCGCACTTCTTGATCATCTCGCGCAGCTTGGCACCCTTCTCCTCGCGCTCCTGAATCTCGCGCAGCTCCTTACCGCTGACCATGTTCTTGATGCGGGCTGAGAGTCCGGCAGACTCGTCAACGAGTGAACGATACTCGGCAGACTCTGCCTCTGTGAACAGAATCTTACCATCATTTGCTTCACGAGACTTGTCCTCCATCTCGTGCATGCGATTCATGATCGCCAGCTGGCGCTCCTGAATCTGAGTCTTAGTCATTTCTTTCATAAGCCTAAAACGTTTTAAGTTATACATTAAAGTGATTCGATAATTTCGTCGTTAAGGCGCTGTGCCTTGTAGCGCAGACGCATGGCCTGCTGCTGGCGGAATCGCTGCTCCTGCTCTTGCAGTTCGCGCTCTTCGCGTTCCTTGGCCTCGCGCTCCTCCTGTTCGCGCTTAGCCTGCTCTTCAGCCTCACGCTGCTTCTGTGCGTCGTCGTTGCCGGCTTCGCGCTTCAGCTGCTCCTCGATGGCCTTGTCGATTTCGTCGCCGGTCTCACGGGTGCCCACGCTTGTCTGCTGATAGGCTGGGTGGGTGACGATGGCCACGTCGTAGAGTCCGGTTATGCGCTTCACATGGCGCAGCCACACCTCCTTGCCGTCGTGTGTTTCAGCTGTGCGCTCATACGATACGCCGTTCTCGGAATCCTGCCAGTCGTCCTCGAATGCGAACGACATGCCGGTGATGTCACCACGACGCATCAGCTCCAGTGCATCGTTGGCGTTGTTAGTGTGCGGCAGGTCGCAGCGGCACTCTATCTTGTTCTCCCGCAGTTCGAGCGAGAGTGTGCCCTTGCCATTGCGACAGCGACCAAGCACGTCGGGAACCATGTTGGAGTGATTCAGGTTCAGGATCACGTCCGAACGCTGCAAGAGGTCGTTTGTGATACAACCAGGCTCCAGCACCTCGTAGACTTCGCGGGTGTCGCTCCAGGGGGTTAGGTTCACACTGCGAACGCCGAAGACGATCGGTGTGCCCTCTATCTCGCGACTCTCGGTCTGTCCCTCCTGTGGCTCGCGCACTTGCAGGCCGCAGGTCTCAATCGGGATGAATCTTGTCTGTTTCATTTTCTATTCTGTTTTTATAAAACCATTACTAACTAACAGCCAAAACCGCGTTGTGGGTTTACCGCGCGACGGATGCGGCGCTGCTGCTTCTTTGCCGACTGCTGAATCTCTCGCTCCAGCTCGTCCTCGATTTCTCGGTTTGTCATTTTCATCGTTCGTCGTTTTTTATGTTTATGCGCATAACGGAGTGCGTTTATGCGCATCAATGACTTCGTTTATGCGCATTACTGGTTTTTGGGCTCCTCGTTCGATGGTCGTCCGGGCTCGGGCGCACTCTTGGTCAGCAGCGCCTTCAGCGTCAGCAGGTTGGCACTTGCCAGTGGTGTGTCGCCGTCCTCTACGGTTGGCATGTCGAACTCGGCGCGTATCTCGTTCGGTGTGGCGATGCTGGCTTGCAGCTTCATCAGTGCCACCTTGGCGCGACGCTCGGGGTCCATCACCATCAGCGGGTCTTCGCAGATGTGGATGTCGCGCACGCCGTAACCATCGAATCCTATCAGTTTGCGAGCGATTTCCTTCTCGTTGCCGTTCTTCTGTGGCAGAATAGTACGGGTGTGGAACTCCATCGTGGCGTTCTGATAGTCGTTGTAGTGCGAGTTTGTATCGAGCATCAAGAGTGGGCGAGGCACGCCGAAGAATCGTGCCACGTCGTCGTTTGTGGCTCCCATCTGCTCGAACAGCTGCATCTCCTGCGCATTCATCGAGATGTTTTGCACCTTGTCGAGTCCACGGATCGCCAGGATGTCGTGACCCGAGTACATCTTCTTTTGCAGTTCGTCGGCATAGGCATTCATCTGGTCCTTGTTGAACAGACCGCTGGCGAATGTGCCGGCGGTGGTGGTCGGTTTCTCCTCGCCTATCAGCAGCTTCACGCGACCACCCTTTGCAGCCGTCTCCAGTGCCTGCTGGCGCAGCGTGCGGCTCAGGCTCAGCGTCTCGATGGCATACTGTAGGGTAGGGATGCCCCAGATGCCGTTCTGATAGCGGAACGTGTTGGGGAAGTGAAGCACATTCTCGCGAGGCACGTTCACCTCTGTCACGTAGCCGTGGTCGGTCAGATACTCGATGGTGCTGTATGTGCCGTTGTTGATGTTGTAACCGCCCGACTTTACCAGCCACAAGTGCAATGGGAATCCGAACTCGTCGCGCTCCACGTAGGCAAAGCCGTTGCCGTAGCACACGCGATTTATCTCGATCAACTTCCACAGGTCCGATGCCGTCATTATCGGGTTGGCTTCCTCCTGTAGAATGTAGTTGATACGTCGGCCCAGTCCGCGCATATCCGGCATAAAGTTACCCTTCAGATAGTCCTTCTTTCGATATTGCACTGGCATCACGCTCATGGTGTCCGCTCTCAGGTTGATGGCGCGATAAACCGCGCCCACCAGCAGCGCCTGTTGTGGCCCACGCACATAGGCTATGCGCTCCTGATAGTCGCCGCCCGTCACCTTTGGCTCTTGCTCGTTGGTGCTCGATGGCACGCCGGGGCCACCTGTCGGTGGTGTCACCTCGCGCTGCTTGCGGCCGAAGCCGAAAATATTACTACCAAACAATTCCATAATTATTTCGTTTTATTATTCACGCGTTTTTGTGCCTCGGGTTTACTATAAAATTTCTTCAGCCACGCCTCCTTTTCAGGGGTGCGCTCGTTGTACTTGAAGAACATCTCCTCGGGGTTCTCGCGCAGCTTCTCGGTGTTGCGTGGGCT